AAGCTGAAGATGTAATTGCTAATCTAAATGGTAGTGGAGGAATGATTGGTGGTGCAGCTGAAATGGTAAATAAAATGTTAGCTGGTCATAGAATTGATTTTCCAAAAGTATGGGGTAATAGTTCATATAGTACAAGTTTTACAATCAATGTTAAATTATTTAATCCAAGACCTAATAATAATGAATATGCAAGAAGATATCTAATAGGACCTTTAGCTGCAATTTTATGTTTAGCACTTCCTAGATCAGACGATGGTTATACTTACAACTGGCCATTCTTACAAAAAGTAGAGGCACCAGGTTATATAAATTTAACACCAGCAGGTATTACAAATATTACTGTAACAAAAGGTGGCGACACACATCAAATGGCATTTACAAAAACTCTTGGTATTATAGATGTTAGTATAGGATTTACAAGTTTATTTGAAAGTATGTTATTAGAATCTCCAGATGGAGTTGTACAAACACAGAGACCAACTGTTAAAAATTATATAGATAATTTGTTAAAAAATAAAGAAGCATATCAAATATATAATAGAGATGGAATGAATAAAGATTCTTCTAATGCGGCTGGTGCATCATCGTCTGGTGGAGGGCCTGTTATTATTAGAACTACTCCAGATCCTTTAAATGCTGCTGATCAATTATCAAAAGAAAGTTTAATATCAAAGAATTTTTCTTCTACAAGAAGAGTTACAGAGGCATTAGAAGTAGCTACAAGCGGGCCAAGTAGAGTTAACGATGCTGTAAGTCAAGTTAGTAATTCATTAAACTTAGCTAATAGTGATTTTATTCCTAAGATTAGTGGGGTTTAATTCCGCATATAGTTTTTCTTACTAGGAGAGTTATATAGTAGGCAATAAAAAGATTCAAAAGAAATTTTGTTTGATTAGTTAATTTTGAATATTGTTTTCTATAATCTAAATCTTTAACTAAATCATCTACTAAAATTCCTACTTGTTGCTTGAAAAAAATCTTTGAGGTTGTTCTTTTAATAGACATTAGTTGTCTTAAAAACGTATAATACTCCTTTCCACATATCATATTAACACTCTTAATATCATTAAAAAATAGTTTAAGAATAAGTCTGATTTGGTCAGAAAATTTTGTATCTAACATTTTAGAAACAAATCCAGAAGCTATTCCTATATTGACTTTAGTAATATCTCTTGCTTCTTCTTTAGCTTTTTCATCAATTTGTTTATACACAACAATTTGGTGTACCACTTTATCAATAATTTTATTACTCTTTTCTTGTTCTTGATATTGATATAAATTCTCTTCATCATCTTCTAATTCAGGGGTTATAATACTCTTTCCTTCTTCTGAAGCTTGATAATAAACTGATGCAAAGCTTTTTAAACTTTGAGAAATTCTATGTCTAGTTTCCATAAAATAAGATGACATTCCATCTAAATCAAATTTCTTAATTTTATCTTTATATCTTTTCATTAACTCTTTTGACAAATAATATAATGCATTAGGAATAGTTTTTTCTCTTGAAAATAAATGAGTTTTTGTTAAAGAATTTAAAGAATAAGTAAACACTTCCGGATTACAATATTTTGAAAAATATCTTGCCATCTGTTGACTATATTGACGAATTGTAAAATAAATAAAAAGAGATTCATAACCAATTGCATCATTGTTTTTCAAGAAATATGATAGAAGTGAAAGATAAAATGTAGTAGGATTATCTTTAAATAAATTTGCAAATTTCTCTTCTTTTCTTCCTTTCCACATTCTTTTTCTATAATCGCCAACTTCACTATCAGTTAAACCAGTGTAATGTAAAAAATCATAATAATCTTTTCTAGTACTTGGTACGAAACAAGGCTCTGATAAACTTCCTAAGTTAGTAGAAACCAACTTAGTAATTAATCTTCTTAAAGGAAGATCTTGTACATTTTCTTTTTTAAATAGTTCTTCCATTATACCACCCTAACTGTAATACTATCTTTTGTAAAATAAACATACTCAGGGCCATATTCTAATAATTGATCTTCAGTTAATTGAATAAGTTCAAAATTAAAGAATATACTAGTTTCAGGTTTCTTTAATCTACAGTGGCTTACTCCGTCAATTTCTTGAACTGCATTAATAATTTCTGAACGATAAATAGTTGCATTACTTCCAAAACGATCTTTAAATGTTTCATAAATAGTTTCTCTTACTGTATTAATTAATGAACTTACAGTACCACTATATGACAATGATCTAAAGACTTCTATTTCAATTTCTAATGGGATATTATATAAAGGAAGTTCAACCCAACCATTATCAGAGAAAATATAATTCATATCTTTATTAACAACATAAACTATAGCATCTGCAGTTGGTTCATCAAATAAATAAACTACTGGATATGCTGATGAGTCAATACATTGAATAATTGTTCCTGTTAATGGATCATTAGCACAATCAACACCAACTAAAATATATCTATCCCCAACATTAGCAGTTAGAGGCGGAGTAGTAACTATATCAATAACATCCGAAATAGTAGGTTGATTTAATAGCATATTTTGCATTATTCCAGTTGTATTAGTAAATTTAATATTAGAAAAATCTGTAAGCATCTTGTATTCAGATAAATCCATTGATGAAATTATATTTTGTAAAATTTGCAATTCAAATACTTCTTTATCAATAGAATCATAATATTCTTTTTGAATTACAGGAATATCATATATTATAATATTTGTACCATCAACTGATGCATTTGATCTCATAAAATTACTAAGTGGTTTTCTAAATGTTAGTTGCCCAGAATAAGTAGCAACTAAATTATTAGATGGATCTGAAATTGTAAAATCAAAGAATTGTTCATCTGTTGGTAATGTAGTATATGGGTCAAATTCAATTACAAACTCGCTAGAAGTTGAATCATTAGTCATTAAAGCAGTAGTTCCACTTGATCTAATTTTAAACTCACAACTACATAATTCAGGATCAACTTCATCGCTAGAATAATGAAGTCTAAAAACACCTTTTGTACCTTCAGAATAAACATGTAATTGATCTGCAACTATATTATATGATGATGTTGGATAACTAGTTTCTAAAGCTGGAGTTATCTTAACAGAATAAATAGTATATTCATAATTACCTACTTCATTTATAATATCAATATTAATATCAAATATAGTTAAATAATCTTCTCCACCAATATCAATAATAGTGTCTCTTGGAATTGTATATTGACTAGTAGGAACTAAATATTTAGCATTTCTAGTAGGAACTAAATTATCTACTTCATCTTCTCCTGTTCCAAATATAATTGCGGTGAATAACTCAATCTCATTAACTTGTAGATCAGATCTTTTCAAAACAGGAAGTGAGTTTTGAGCTATAGGTGAATTTTGAACAATAACATTAATATTTTTATAATCATTTTCTGTTACTAATCTATTCAAAGATGTAAGGGATGCAATTGAATTTCTTCTAACTGATTCTAATGATTCTTCGTTAATACCACCAAATGCAGGAGAGGCATTTATAGAAGAGTAATCAACAAGTTGTGTTGCACCACTTCCAGTAGTTATATATATTCTATCTCCATCTTTAATTGATCCTGCAATTACGTTTCCGTTTTCTCCATCTGTCACACCAGCTGTTACTATAACACTTGAACCTGGAGTTGGTTGAACTCCAAACAATCCATTCCCAAAACTAATTCGTCTTCCTGTATCTGTTCTTCTTGAAACATATCCTTTATCTGTATTTGACATTAAGAATAAACTTTGATATTCATTCCAAACTGTATACCCCGCACTACCTGGTTCTCTAAGTTTGACTTGTAAATAGGCTACCTCTCCTGAAATAGGAACATCAATATTAACAAATTGATATTGCTGTGTGTCACTATCAATTTGAAATTCCTGTTCTGTGTTTATAACTTGTGTTAATGGTAAAGTAAATTGAAATGAATCTACGGTTTTATTTACAAAAAGGTTATATTTTTTTGACCCTTCAACAACTGTAACAGTTACATTTGAGTTGTTTGTTACTACCACAGTTGTTTCGTAAGTAGTACGAAATTCTACATCAGTATTTGCTCTAAATTTAAAACCATTTGGTAATACAAATTGAACACTTGGGTCTTCAAAACCAAATGGGAATGTTAAAAGAACAACAGCAGTAGCGGGGGTAGCTTCTCTGGTATTATACCCCAAAAATGCTGAAAGATTTAAAATTGAGTCTGGTAATTGAGCTTTTGTAAGAAAGAATTCTCTGTATGCTGATATTTGATAAAACAATAAATTACTAGTTAGGGTAGAAAGAATATCAATCATGAAACTCAAAAATGATGATTTGGTCAGATCTACATTTTCTAATTCCAAATAGTTCTTAACTTGGTCACTGATTTGTTCTCTTATACTATCTCTAGAAGTATAAATCTGACTAGATAAAGTTGTTTCTGCCATTATTAATCTCCTTTAGCAAGGAATAACGTTTCTTAATGGAAAATAAAATCCAGCTTTTTTATCGAACATATTTTTCAAACATTCGCGTAGAGTTTCATGTTTTACTAATAATTTTGAAATAAATTGTGCATCTGGTAAAGTATGAATTTGCTTAGTATACTCAACAAATGAATATACATTTTCAACTGATGGTTCAATTTGATCTAATGTAAAACTTTGAAATACTTGTGTTCTTAATCTCCAGAATCTTCTTTCAGTTGGTGGGTGAATTTCAACACCAGTTACTTGATATACTGGATAGTTATCAGAAGTTGGATTTAAAAATGAACTTTCAAATTTTACTATATCGCCAGGATAAGGTTTTAGATTATAACTACTAGGAATAACCAAAACAGTTTCTGAATATCTAGTGTAACCAATATCTTGTGCATCAAATGAAACTGACATATCTTCAGTAAAGAAAACAGGCAATAATAAAATTTTGTTTCTTTTTGTTCCTGATAATTCCCCTACTGGTTCATACGATCCACCCATTAAATCGGTATCCCAAACTGAGTCGGTAACATTTAGATTATAATAAGTAGCTAAATAGGCAACTACATGCTTACTATAATAATTATATAGTAAATCTTGATACTCATGAATATAGTCATAAATACGACTATATAATTGCATGTAGTGAGAATCCATTATTGTTTTTCCTTCTCCCTATCTCGATCTTGTTTTTCTTTTTGTAACTTTTTATATGCTATTCTAAGTTCAGAATCGAATTTTATTTTAGATTCAACTTCTTTTTGTTTCCAATCTTCAAGAAGTTTTAATACTTTTTGTTTGCATTTAGTTTTTTCTTCTACCTTTTCACATTTGGTAAGTTGTTTTTCTAATTCATTAACAACCATTCTTATTGATAACCAATCGCATTGTGCATAACAAACATTTTTTGGATATTTGCTTTGGTTTAAACATTTACTTAAACAAGAAAAATTAACTTTATTAAGTAAATAATTCATTACAACCATAGCCATAGGGATAGGTATTGGGACCATTCCTATAGTTAAAATTGTATTCAAAATCTTTTCTTTTCTAGGATCTCTTTTTGGTGGTTCAACTATCGCTTCGTTTTTTTTTAGAACAGCAAATTCATAGTATAGTTTTAAATGATTTCTGAAAGGTAGTTTATTTCTTAATTCTTTATTTTCTTTAATAAATGTAGAAATCTCTTCATTAGAAATATTAAATTTTCTAATTATACTTTCTACTCTATATCTTGCAGAACCTTTAAATTCTGGTTTCTCTCTATTGTCTAGTTGTGATTGCCTTAATTTAATTTGAAGTTGTTGAACTCTTTTGGCCCATTTCATATATTCTTTTCTTAAACTTCTTTCACATTTATCAGGATTTCTAAAATCATCGCATTTACCAATATCAGATCTTAAATCATCTGTAATTTTTCTTGCTATATCTAATTGGCATTGATATTTACATATTTTTCTTTTCTTTGAAAATGGAATATTAGCATAACATTTCTTTTCACATGAGTCATTTAACTTTCTATAAATATAAAGAGCAAACATTGAAATGGGAGGGGCCAAACCAAAGAATGAACTTCCAGCAATAGCAGCAAATGAATATTTAAGAAATTTTTTAAATTTCCCTTCAAATGCTGTAACATCTTCTGTAATTGTTAATTTAATAATATCCGTATATGAAAGTTTATCAATATAAGAAAATAGTTTAACGTGTTCAAGAAATGTAGTTTGTTCTTTAATTACTTTACTATCAAGAACTAATTCTCTTAAATATTCTTGACCACATTCTTTTAAAATATTTCTTTCTTTATTAGTTAACATTTTTACTCCTTATTGTGGAACACTCTCAAAGAATTTAAAGTAAACATTCTGATCTATAACTACTTGTAATTGAGAAGAATCTCCTTTATAAGAAACATCAATATTAACTTGAAATCCTTTGTAATTAGGAAGAAAATTAATTGAAACATTTCTTATACTAGCTCGATCATCATATTTTTGAATAGTCTCTATAACTTCCTGCCTAATTTTTTCTTGAGTAATTTGATCGACTGGTTCAAAAACTATTTTATATAAGTTACTTCCATATTCTGGATCAAAAATATAGCTTCTTTTTGGAGTGATTAAAATGTTATTCCAAGAGTTTAGAATAACTTCAATATCATTAATTCTTCTGAAGTCTCCAACTGGAGCAATAACGGAAACATAATCTGAAACTTGATTTCTGGTTCCTGCTACAGTTTGATTAAATCGTTTTAAAAAGTCAGCCATTATTTTAACCTATAATTAGTTTTTATTTTCATTTTTTGGTTTAATTTAGCATTTTCTTCTTCAATTTTCTTTTGACGTTCTTCTTCAAGTTTTGCTTTCCATTTTAAATAATCATAAAATCTTTTAACTGGCATTGCAACCACTTCGATGTAGGATTGGTGACTCATCTCCATACAAGCAAATATATTCTCAGACATTTCATCTTTCTGTTTAGAAATTTCCTCATGCTGAGTATAATGAACGAAAAAAGTTTTCCACTAGTTCTATATTATATGTATCCTCTTTACTACAGCTTGGGCAAAAACTTTTCATCTTTAATTGAATACCATATTTACCAAATTTATCTTCATATGTTTGATAAATAATTCTTTTATCCCTAGCTGGCAAAGACATATATGCATCAATAATATCAACTCTATCATCATAAATAATTGGCACCCCAGTTGTTTCTGGAGTGTGTTCAAATTTATCAATAATTAAAGTTTCAGTAATTAAATCCATTGTAGTTCCAGGCATATTACCAAGACTTCTAATTGCTGTTAACTCATCAAATAAAGTTGGTTGTTTAACATAAACAAATACTCCTTTACTTTTAGGTAACTCAACTTTATGTCTTTCTTTGATAATATCAGCACCTGGATATGCAGTAAAATTAAATGTACTTGATGCTTGAACTGTAACTGAATGTGTGTTTGAACATCCTGAACATTTGACTTGATAATTCCTAATTTCTTCATAAGTTATATGATAAAGACCATAAAGCAATGCATCTCTATCTTTCAATGTAACAGTTTTTAGAAATGAATCTAAATCTGTAACATTATCTGGTTTAGTAACTAATGAGTCAAAAATGCATGAGTTTAAATGTTCAGCAACCTTAAGAGGAGTTACTAAACTACCTTTTAATCTTTCTTCCTCTTGTACATTCATAGAACGCAAAGTGAAAGATTTCTTGGTCTGAGGAGTAATAACTTCATACTCCGGATACTTGATATTAAATCCTGTGAATGTCATTTTGAATCTCCTTTCGTTCGCTTTTACATTAATCTAGTATCAGAAATTTGTTTCTCAATTTTCTTGAGAACATTAGAAAATGTCTTTTGACATTGTTCTGGTTTTATAGTCTGGGCACATTTAGAAATATGTTTTCTAACTTCATTTCTTTTAGCCGCCAGACCATTGAGTTTAAATTGTTTTAAACATCCTTTTTTATCTTCTTGTTCTCTACAAGCCTGAGTAGATGGAGCAAAAATTTTATAATATGCTTTATTACCAGATGCTAATGCTGATGCAATAATAATAGCAGTAACTAAAAGACTTGCTTCCTGTATAATAACAGTATCTAGAATTTGCTTTCTATTAGCAGCGTACTCCACATATGCTAATAACGAAAGCTTCTCAGACTTTGACAAATTGCTTTCATAAATACAAAATGCAGCAATTGTTCTGAGATTATTCGTAGATAATTTATTAAGTTCCTGAAGATTGCTTTTGTCCATAGCCCTTTACAACGTTCTTTACGTTTGCAAAAGTATTAGCTAATGATTGGCACTTTGTTTTAACCCAGTTTTCTCTCCAAGCATAATCAACGTTAAATTCAATTTCAATATCTAATCTACCAACTGTTTCAACGTCACTGATGAATAAATCTTGAGGATCTTTTGAAGGGAAAACTCCATCATAACATGCAAAAAATTCAACTGTTTTGGCATCGGGAGCAGTTGTCCAGTAATAAACTAACCCAGCATATGTTTTCTTTGTGTATCCACTTCCGTCATCTGTATCTTCTAGGTCAGTAACACCAGTTCTATAATCTCTAATCATCTTAACCCAACCATGAAAAATGTCTAGAATTGGTGTCTTGTTAAATTCAATAAACTTCATTGAGACAGCATTACCATAATCAATATTTCCTGGTACTGCCCATTTAATACCGCCTAACCCAGTGTACTCAATTTTATTTAGAGTACCGCCTGGAATAGTTGAAACTCCAGTACAAGATGCAGCAAGAATATTTTTAATTTCTCCTTCTGACGAAATTCCACTGTTTCCTGTACCTGCAACATAACTAGCTAAACCAGTTGGAAGTTTATCAAACCAAACAAAATGATAACCAGTTACATAAGGATCAGCAACACCAACTGTAGTACCACCGAATTTTCTAGTCAAAATATTTTCGCCTAACTGAGCAAAAGAATATTTAATAGCCATTTATTTATTCCTCCTAGATTGCTATATAAATCACACTTTATATTTAACACGTCTTTGTATAGCATCGAACACAGAATTCCAATCTCCGTCTTCGATACTAATAGCTTTATCATCAATGTAGAAATCAGCAGCTAATTTTTCTGCTGTAATTCTATCAAAGTAAATATCATTTTTATTCAACCAATCTGCAACTTTATATATTTCTTCTGAAGCATCTCCGCCCATTTCCACTGCATTTTGTTTTGATGCTCTAGTTGTGAAAATAACTATTTCATACCCTTGAGACTTTAACCAATTTATTACTTCTCTAGCTCCTTCAAATGGATCATCATATATACTACCATCTGAATAACCTTGTGAGTATTTATGAATAGTACCATCTAAATCAATCATCGCCCTTCTAGGCATAGTTGTTATCTGTTTGTTCTCAGGGTAAACCGTATATAAAACTTTCTTTTTTCGGAAAGGTTTTGAGAATGAATCCATCGGGAAAATAGATTCATTACTATTTGATTTATTTCTCATTATTTACCTTATGCAACATTTTATATTTTGTTCTAATTTTTTAGGCAAACCGGTTGCTGAAAACAATTTAATACTATATATATTAATACTTGAATGAATGACTTAACTATTTTTTTAATTCTTAAATAAGGAGAAATGCGTGAAAAAAGAAATCAAAGTATGCACAGGATCAGTTAAAATATTTTCAAATGATAATTATAGAATTATCTTTGATATGAAAAATGGAGTTGAGATTCTAACTGGAATCAATGGAAAAGAAGATCCATTCGTTTTAGAACTTCCTTCTTTATTAGATATTGGAATAATGGGAACCTGCAAAAGGAGGTGCCCTTTCTGTTATCAGGGTCATGAAGATAAACCAAATATGAAACTTGAAGATTTCAAATCAATAATTAATCAAGTTAGCCATCACGTTAATCAAGTAGCTCTTGGTGGACGAGGCGATCCAAATAAGCATGAAAACTTCAAAGAGATTATTGAATATTGTAGAAATAGCAACATTATTCCAAACTATACAACGAGTGGTATTGATCTAACAGATGAAGAAGTTGAAATCTCAAAGATGTGTGGTGCAGTTGCAGTTAGTGACTATAATCAGAAATTTACTTTTGAGGCAATAAAAAAGTTTACAAAAGCTAAGATTAAAACTAATATTCATAAGATTTTTTCTAATGCATCATATCAAGAATGCTTGCAAATTCTTTATGGATATAATCCTTACAAAAGTAATATTTCAAATAGAGGCGGAATTGTATATAATATTGATCTCAAGAAAATCAATGCAGTAATCTTCTTATTATTCAAACCTCAGGGTGCTGGAAAGAATGTTGACTTAAGACCATTGCCTCATCAAATTAAATTATTTTCTGAATTAGTGGTAAGCAAGAAACGAAGAAAATGTAAAATTGGTATGGATAGCTGTTTAGTTAATCATGTCTTAAAATATGTAGAAATGGAAAAAGTACAAAGAATGTGTGTTGACACATGTGAAGGTGCCAGAATGTCAGCATACATTTCTCCAGATATGAAATTTATGCCATGTAGTTTTGCAAACTCAAATTCAGAAACAAAATTGACAGATACAAATTTACAGGAGATCTGGTTGAATGGGCATTCTTTCTCGTATTTTAGAAAAGTGTTATCTAAAACTTCCAACACCTGTCCAATCGAATTATGAAAGGTATAAAATGAATATGAATAATGACGACCCAACTGATCATAGAGATTTAAATATGTCTATTGATAATTATAATATATGCGAAGTAGTTGCAGTTCCGCAAAATTTTGATATTAAAAGTTTCTTATCTATGAGAGAACAAATGGGTATGTTTAAAGCAAAAAATATTGATTCAAAATTATTAGAAGCTGTCTCAATGGCAGTAACATGTTCTCCGATTTTTTCTAGTATGAATAATGCATTAATAAACCCATATGTATTTTCTTATTTTCTTCATATTTTAGATGAATTAGGACTTATCATTAAAAATTATCATAATCCGATTAGAAAAAATTATCGTGATAAACCGTATTTAGAATTTTGTCAACGCTGGGAAGAAGGAAGATATACTTATATACGAGGGCAAGAAGTTAAAAGAATTAGTTTTATAGTTATAAATATTGTACAACTTTTTAGTCAAGATGTAATTGATGAAGCAAAGAAAGCTCTAGAGGATATTGAAAAATTTCAAACCGATGCAAATAAAAAAATGGAGGAGATGTGCTCAAATACATAATAGGATTAATGTTGTTAGGAGCTCTTATTCTTACTATTATGGAAGTATTTTCTGGAACTAAATGGGTATGGTGGTTTGAGATAATATTGTGCTGGTTATATTATTTGATGGTAATGAATCCAACTTTAAAATATCTTCAAAATAAACAGAAAGGAACACCGCAGTGAAAATTTTCATTACACTATTGTTTGCACTATTTCTTATAGTGCCCAATGTATTTGCTCAAAAAAGTATTGGAGAAGTTGAAGCGGTACAACGTATTATTGAAGGAAATGATAGAATTAGAGTTATCCGTATTGATGACCCCGATAATCCTTTCGTAAGTATTTATTTTACAAGTATTAAAAGTGGTCAATTCTTTGCATTAGCTGATCCAAGTAATACTTCTATTGCAACCAGACTTACCAGCCCTGTTCCTGTTGATAAAGATGGAAAGCAGATTGTAAATAAAAGCACCCGTCTTGAGATTGCAAGTGTATCAAAATCAATTGGAACTAAGGAGATGAAGATCGCTCGGTGGTATGATGCAGAAAAGAATACTCTTGTTTATTTGGTCTACACAGACAAATGGATTGGAGGGTCATTGAAACATTCTATTTCTGCTGTTGCTCTTGGATTTCCGCCTGATAAGTAGATCCAACGAAAATAAAGGGTGATGTCTTTCGGCACCACCCTTTATTTTTTTCTAAAGATTATTGAATGAAGAAATTCAACTCAATTTGTTCAACAACTCTGGTTGGTTGTAGTGTAACATTAACATGGAATTTCTTGGTCTTCTTTTCATAATCAGAAGCGCCAACATCAACCGAGTAATTATACAACCCTCTTTTCTTTCTGATTACTTCTAAGAACTCAACTAATTGTGTTGCAACTTGACTCCAAGTAATTTCATCATTTTGTTCAAAGATAAAGTAACGACAGAAATCTTCAAATGCTCTCTTAATGTATAATACTAGACGAACAATATTTAGATCTTGTAGAGCACTTGCTTTTGCTTGTGAAGTCAATTGACCCCAAACTACATAACCAGGATTGAACTTAACAATTGGATTTAATTGTTTTAGATATAATTGATCTCTTTCTCCTAGTTTTGGATTGAATCTCAAGTCTTTAATTGTGTCAATTGTAGCTCTGTTGAAACCAGCAGCTGCAAACCATAGTTCAGCAACATTATCATTTCTTGGTAGAATATATGACATATGGAATACTGGAGATACCCACATATCAACGCCGGTAAATATATCATATACTTTACTATATGATTCATAAAGAGCTGCAAAGTATGTGTTGTATGTATGAACATTTCTTCTAGCATTTAATGATAGATTAACATTTGTATTATCACCATTATCCATAATACACACGCAGTCACGTCTGGTTCTACATAGTGTAACAATTGAAGATTTAACATCATCAGGGTAACCACAATCAAACACCATTGACATGTAGTAATTTTCTGTATCTAAAACCTTATCATCAATAAGTCCACTATATGCTTGGGATAGTAATTGTGTTGCTTCTGCTGTGTCTAGAGAACCAT